AAAGTTAATAAACTTGGTTTGAATTGTATTCCATGCACTTCTTAAATTAGATGCATTTGATGTTAACTCAATACCAGTTGCTGATAATTCGTTGATACCTAATACACTATCTCTGTCATCAAAATAGTCATTGTTATCTGGTCTATTTGCTGAAACAGTTGTGTATTTGACTGTTGTGTGAATTGTACCTAATCCTGCTTCGGGAATAATATCAATATCAAACAAATCAATATTTGCAATTCTATCAAAAACACGATCTAACTTATCGGGTATACTACCAATCTTATTATTAGTTGCTTTTGTAGTACTATATTTTGCAGCTGGTAATGCAGCAGCTTCTCCCATGTTATATGAAGTACCGTAAGTGCCAAGAGAACTATCTTTAATTGCTGTACCATTAGCTACCTGAGTTACGTCATCCGACGTTAACCCAACGATCTGCAAATACGTTGCATCAGGATCACTACCTGTATAAACGTTGTTAATTAATTGGTTATTTAACACTCTTACTTTTCTCTTAGGTGTACCGTCATCGTTAAGTTCAGCACCATCAAACCTACCAGAAATATTAGGGTTAATTTTAACTGCCATATTAACACTGTTATTTTGTAGTATCTGAGGCAAGTAATAACTAATAGGCTGACCACCATTAGGGCTGTTAATTTGTCTGTAGTAATCTATACTACCAAAATAACCTTCTTCTAACACATAATCAAGTTTAGTTACTTCAGGTGAAAAGACCGATTGACGTAACTTATATAAACCAAATACCAAAGTATCATCAAACTGGTTTTTATTAATTTCAAAAGTAACAATACGTTCCTGTGTCTGTGAAATATTAGCAGGAACTGCTTCTGAATTATAATCAGCTGATAATTTGAAGTTTAATCTACTTTGAGGAATGTCAGTTAATGAACTATAACTTTGTACTGTATCTGTTTCATTTTTAGATATTGTAAATCTTACAATATCATCATAGTTTGTAGATGCATATAAGTTTGTATTATCAACAATAGACGTATAATAACCTTCAAACTTTTGGTTAATTGTTGTTTTGGCTGTGTTAAGAACAATAATACCAGCTCCGTTTAATGATGATAACTGACCTACTGTTGATGTATGATCATTGTCTACTGTAAATGTACCTGCTATAGCAGGTGTATCACTCCAAGAAATAGCAGAATCGTCAATAATACCTACATATTGTTCCTGGGTAAGTGTAACGAATGTTGGTTTACCGATACAGTAAATTATATTATCACCAGCAGATGCAGGTGAAAATTGTGAGTCTGTTTGATCATAATGAATGTTTGCGGAAAGTAAACCTTCAAGAGTAGAATCAGCTCTCATTAAATCGTAACCTGTCTTATTAATAGGTATTACTGGGTAAACAGTTGCAAAATATTTGTTAGTAAAACCTTCACCAAGATTAGTACCATATGGTAATCTGTTTACTAAAATATTTGCTCTACTATTAAAAGATTGAGCCACTGTGTGGTAAAAGTATCGTTCAGCTGGGTTAGTTGGTTGACCGTAAATCTGAGTAAATTCAGATAAACTAGATACTTGTACAATTTCATCATTAGGTCCTTCCGGTGCGAAACCTGTAATAAAGATATTTGTCCCAATTTTATCTGCAGGACGCAAGGACAAATCAACTTCATTGATTTCCACACCTGGACTTTGTATAGTTCTCCGTGCCATATTGATATTTATGCATTTTTAGATAAGAAATTCTAAAATGCATTTTTTAAATAAATATATCAGACTTGGAGAAGTTTAACTGTGAATTGACTGTAAGCTAAGGTAAATGAAGATTCAATCTCACCCGGATCTCTATAAGAATAATTGATACCTCCTAATCTTGTAGGAAAACCTTTAGTGAAATCAAATTGAGCAACTTTCTTATTATATTCATCTAATGCATAGATGGTAAAATTAGCCATATAAAGGTCTTCCACAACCGTACCATCTTTATAATCTTTATCAGGGTTGAAATAACCTTTATAATCATCTTGCATTTTATCTAGCCATTTATATACGAACCAATAATTACTAAATCTATTATCAATAGTAAAATTTACCTCAATTGGCGGGTAAGTTGGTCTATTATGACTAGTTACGTGTAAATTTTGACCTGAATATCTAACCTCTACCTCAGGTACACTTACTTCTGGTATAATACTACCGTAAATCGAAAACTGAACTGCATCAGGATTAACGAATTTATTTTCTCTTACAGTTTTTGACACGTCATCTTTCAATACTTTAGGTGTCGGTACTACCAACACAAATTTATCCTTTCTTTCCTTATTAAAAGGTGACTGTGTATAATTTGTTGACATTTAATATATTTAAACTAACCAAGAGTTAGAAGCGGGTGTGAAAGATCTTTGTGTTTGAAAGTCATGAACTCCAACCCAACCGTTCTGTTTCATCCAAGATAACTCAGAATTATCATCTAACCCCATTTTTTCATTAAAAACTATAGTATCTAACTCTTCTTCTTCGTTATCTTCACCCCAACTAAACAAGTTTTTGTTAAGAGAACCACCGTAATCGTAGTCATACCGTTTAAGTTCAGCAGGTCTACCATTATTATCATAACGTAAAACCTCAAAATAACGTTGGATTACATCATTATCTAATATTAATAGAGCCCATCCTAGTGACATAACCCGGTCATCCATCATATCGACACCTGGTTTAGCTGCCCACTTACCATTAGGATACTTAATAAAGTTTTTTATCTCAATTAATGTCTCTAATTCACGAATATTAACTGATTGTAACTCATTTATAAAATATCTCATATTCATCACACATCTATACTTGGTATTTGTGTGAGAAATTACACCTAATCTATTGTTTTTTGCCTTTCCTTGACCTGCTTCGAAAGAAACTATATTACCATAACGGCAAGTATGATATAAATGATCAACTACTTGAGCACCACAACTATTTCTTTCAATTAATGCTGGAGGACTACCCCATTGCAACAATATTTCATGTAATTTACTAGTAAAATTAAAAGGGTTTATTGTATTACTCCAATATGTTGCTACTTGTTCAATGTTACTAAGATCTTTTATGTCTAATATTTGAACTACACTAGCATTTTGATGAACACCTTCAGCAATATCAACACCTGCTACATATAATCCATTATCGTCTGGTTGTCTCCAAATTTTATAATTGTTTTCATCCATGACGATTTTAGGTTTTTGACAATTAACTTTTAGAGTTTCAAATAACTCTTCATTAATAGCCATTTCACCGGCTGAAATAAATTGGCAGTTAAACTCTTGATTGAAAGCTTCTTCACTACCGATAGTACGCATAGTTTCGAACTTCCATTTTTCATCTCTACCCGGTACTTCATCCCATAAAATCTTGTCATAACCCCAACCATTCTTATGTTCAATCGCACCATTCCAAATTTTATAAAATAAGTTATCAGTACCGTTAGCGGTAGAAGCTATAAAAATTTTAGACTTTTTCGATGATGAAATTACAGGAAAAACGGATTTCCAAAACTGATCTACCAAATGAGGTTCAATGAATGCTAACTCGTCCAGCACTAGTACGTTAATAGATTGACCACGAGCAGCTGTCCCGGTTGTAGTACTAATACCTATTGAGGTACCGTTAGTTAACTTCATCGATTCTTTACCATATTCAGTTACACCTGGCTTAAGCCAGTTAGGTAACTCTTCATACGCCATTCGAATACGTGAAAATATTTCTTTAGCAGTACCCTCTTTGTTAGCAACAATAAGAATACGTTGATCGTTATTAAAACAAGCATGCCATAACGTGTAAATCGTCATCATAGTTGTTTTGCCAATCTGTCTAGAGGCAAGTAATATAAAGAAACGATTATCTCTCATACCTCTTAGAGCTCTTTTCTGGCAAGAATGAAGACCAATCTTTTCTCTACCACGGTCTAGATTAACTATGAAGAAGAAATTTTCAGCGAAGTAAAGAAGATTTTGACTTGCTTTTTTTAACTCCTTAATCATTTTAGGAGACCACTCAAACTGAGTATTCTCCGTAGGTAAGTTTGGATTACCCAAATAATAATCGCGGGTATTTTTCATATCCTTAATATTTAACTAAAAAATTAATAAATATAGTCATGAATCGTAAAAGAGATTTAGAAAACCTTTCATCTTTATACGAAGAAGGGTTTGGAGCAAATGTTCTACCTTCTAGAAGTAGACCAGATTTAAGATCTAAACCATTTTATAGTAGAGCTCAAGGACCTCAAATGGAAGCAATTAAAGCTCTTAATGAATTAGGTTGGTCTGTTGTTAAAGTAAGAACTAAAATTGATGGTATACCAACCAATGAAGTTATATTGAGTAAAAACAAACCAAGATCCATGGAAGAAGCAAAAATATATCTTTATGTTGATATAAATGGTAATGTTAATGGTCAATCCTTACAAGATGCTATAGCTGATTTAAAAAAGAAAGAAGAAGACGAACAGTCAAGTGCATTTGGTCAAGAATTAGCTGATAAAGAAGAAGATCAAAACCCGGTTCAGAATTATGAAGATGAGGAATCTTATGATGAGGATTATGAAACTACAGAAGGTAAATTTGCTACATATACCGTAAAACCTTCATTAGACGATATACGACGAGGATTTGGTTTAGGTAATAATATAAAAATAGGTAAAATTGTTCAAGATTTTGGTAAAACAGTCCTAATTGATATTGGTGGTAGTTTAATTGAACTTCCAAAAAAAGAATTAGTTAAAATATCAGACGAATTAGATAATATATCTAGAGAAGAAAACGCAGAAGATCTTGGTCCTAATCAAGAGCCTGAAAGTTGGGGGGATGAAGCTATGGGAGCAGAAGCACCCGGTCAGACATCTCAAAGATTTGCACAAGTTACGCCAGATGATCCAGCATCAGGAGGAAGCCGTAATATTGATGATCCAGATGAAGAAGAGGAAGGAGACGAAAATTTAAAAAAAGAATCATTTAATTCACGTGGCGACAGAGATATGTCGTTATTAGCAGAAAATTACTTAAATATTAAACGTCATGAATAGAAAAAGAGATCTTATTCAAATCGAAGAAGCTTATGCTGCAATGGTAGGTAACCCTCCCGGTAAAGCTGCTGCTAAACAACAACTTAAGCCAGGAAAAGCTAAAGATAAAACTTATGCTTCAATGTCTAAAGGTGTAAAAAACATTCCCGTTGGTAATGATGCGAGTACTCAAGGGTTTGTTCAAAAGAATTCAGGACCAGCTGGTTCTGATAACTTTAAAAGTACTGAGTTAGATCCTGAAAACAGTTCTATTAGTGATGAGAATGCTTTTGATGTAAAACAGATGTCTGACGAAGGTGCTGATACATATTTCAAAGCTGAAAACAAGAAAATTGCAAAAGAGAATATAAATAATAGTATGGCAAAAAATAAGTCTATTTTTGATCGTTTATACGAGGAAGTGATGGATGAAGATCAGTTCGACGCAGTTGAGCTCGGCATCGGTGATGATGATAGCGGCGACGATATTGAAGCTAGCGAAGATCAGGTTACAATCACTATTGACAAAGATTTAGCAGAAAAACTTCATGAGGTTCTCATGGATGTTCTCGGCGGTGGCGAAGAAGGCGGCGATGATGAAGCCGATATGGAGCCAGAAGGTGATCTTGGAGATGAAGACGAACAGGCTGGATTCGAAGAGATGGAAGAAGACGAGGACGAAGAAGCTGATGAAGACGAAATGGAAGATGAAGATGAAGAAAACTTCAACTATTTCGGTGAAGAAATTGAAGCAGAAGATTTAGGTCATCCTCTTGTTAACCAGAAGAAAGGTAACCCCGAAAAACCTTCTGGAGGTAATAATAAAGTCAAGTCATCTGTTACCGGTAATGTTGGTAGCAAAGGTGGCGACGGTAAAGTTACTGACAAAGTCGGTGATGACGGTGATGAAGGACATCCTTTGGTTAATCAGAAGAAGGGTAACCCTACATCAGTTAAAGGTTCCGCTAACGTTGTAAAAAGCAAGATTAAAGGTGGTAATCAGGAGTTTTTCCAACGTAATGGTTAAACGAACAAAATAGAATAGTTCAAAAATGCCTACCAAGCGCTTGGTAGGCATTTTTTTTGCTTAAATATTATTGTGCAGTTTTATAACGATACATTAAGTCCAAAATTTTATATCAAGGATAAAATGATTCCTGCATTACGCAAGAAATTACTTGATATAACTAAAGACTTTTTAGATGATGTTAGTATTAAATTACCTAAAATTGATGATATACAGTTAACAGGTAGTTTAGCTAATTATAACTACACCCCTAAAAGTGATTTAGATGTACACGTGTTGTTAGATTTTAAAAAAATTGATGATGATACCGATTTGGTCAAAGCAGCTTTAGACGGTATACGTTTTATCTGGAATACAAAGCACGATATAAAAATAAAAGGTCATGATGTTGAGTTATATTTTCAAGATACAAAAGAACCTCACGTATCAACAGGTTTATATTCATTGAAGTCCGGTGATTGGGTAAAAAAACCCAAATATAACCCACCAACTATTAATGATGATGATGTAAAAAAGAAATTTGAAGATTTTAAATTCGTAATCGATAAATTAGAAGAACTTACTAAAAAGATTTCCGATCCTAACAAGTCAAAAGCTCTTTATGATTACGGTAGAAGGGTATTTCATAAAATTAAAAAGATGAGACAAGAAGGTCTCAAAGGTGTGGGTGAATTTTCTGTTGGTAATCTGACTTTTAAGTACTTAAGAAATACAGAATACATCGACAAACTACATACCCTTATAAATCAAAATTATGATGACATTTATAATGAGTCATTTTTTAATTCTAATAAAGTAAATCATAGACAACAACACGCGGTAGTTAGAGACCCTGGTATGAGAAAGCATGCTACTACCGTACCAGAGTATTTAAAAGTATCTGAACTACCAAATTGCTTTAAAGTAATGCAAAAACCTGCTGGTCCTAAATTCATATACATTAGTCCGCAAGACGCATACAAATTATCAAAACATTTCGGTGTAAGGGATTTAAGACGTCCAAAAGGTTTAAAGAAATCTGGTGTAGCTATTGGGGTAAAACCTAACGGTAGGTATTACCTTATAAGAACTAACAAGAATAAAAGGAGTTATTTAAGATAATGTCTATTGCATGGTATACAGGTACTAATCAGGTCATGCCAGGGTTTTTACCTGGTGTTCCTACACCTAATAGTAGTGGTTCTATCTACCCAAAGCCAAAAGATTGTAATCCTTGTTTTAGATTTACTGATAAGAATAACACTGAGTGTGAGAGATTGGTTATCAGTAACTGGTGGTTTGAACAAATATGTTTATATGGCCAGAGAGTAACTTATTGGCAAAACCCATACAACACTTTATCAGCTGATGGTATACCTGAAGCCGGTCCTGGTAACATATACGGTGAAGAACCTACTAAAGTGTTTACCAACCCACAACAAATTATTATACTACTTGAACTTCAAGAAAATGCAGTCATTTTGCAGAAGTATGGTTTTGATTCTGATGATGAATTTACTGGTTATATACACATAAGTGCATTTTATCAAACGTTTGGCTACTTGCAAGAACCTAAAGCAGGTGATATAATTGAATTAACTGAGTTTGGTGATGATAGACCTATACCAAGAACGGGTAAAAAGTTTGAAATTACTGAACGACTTGATGAGGACGTTGCAAGAATTAACCCTTTAATGGGTCATTACGTATGGCAGATAAAAGCTAAACGTTACGACTACAGTTTTGAACCCGGTCTTAGTGCTGAAGGGGGTAGTGATCAAGTTTACGATGATAAGTTTTCGGGGGTATTGGCTGATGGTATGCAAGACAGATCAGCACCTAAATCTTATGACGGTGATCTTGAAGAATTATCTAAAGCAATATTTGATTACTCTGGATTTGATTACGATAATGTTTACGGAGGCTATGGCAATACCGAAGCCCCCGAGTCTGGTCCGTTTGGGCCTTAACTTTTAAGATTTTTATAAAAATTTTCGTAATTTGGTAATTGTTCGCCTCTCATTTCAGCAATAAAATTATCTGCTTCGTTACAAGAGGCGAAAGTTTCTACAACTACATCTCCTTTTGAAGATTTAAATGTATATTCCACTTTATCGTCTACTTTCTTAATATATACAACTGTATAAACAGTACCGGGTTGAAACTTTGGGTTAAGTGTAGGTTGGTTTATGTTTGGGTCTTGTCCAAACCTAGTGGGTCCTCCAATTTTAGGTCTAATAACCAACCCACCCGGTGTCTGAAAACTTGTATTAAGAATGTAATGCATTGTCTCTGTAAATAAATTCCTTAACTGATCTTGGTTCGTGTTCTACGTCACCCATTTTATAATTAATTAGGGTACTTTGATACATTTCTGAAATATAATTTTTAAATGCAAGAGGTTTAATCCATGAATCGTTTTTATTAATATCAATACCAAGCTTTTCTGCTTTAGTTGCAACATAATTTACTGCTTCGAAAAGACACAACCAGCGTGAAATTTCTTCGTCGGACATTTGGTCAATTGTTTTTTTGTTCAATGAATTTTCCATACCCTTCAATTATAGAGGCTATCCTTTTCACGTCAAATGTAAAATTACTTAGCTTGGTATTTTTTAAAGCACTTTCAATCACTTGCATGTTTAGTTTTAAAATGTTGCTGTTTGACGAAATGTTGTTTGCGTTTTGTTCCAGTACATCATCTAAAATTACTTTGATTAAATTTTCTAAAATTTTATCCTTATTCTTTTCATCTAATGTAGCTTTTGCTGCCATTATTCCTTTTTGATACGACATGTGGTAAGGTGTATCAAAATACCTCTCTTGAGGTTTTTCTTCAGCAACCGGAGCTATAGCTTTGTTTGGTTGTTCATTAAATTCAATTGTCATAATCTTTACCTTCGACGAAATTAAAATTCTTAAACGGGTCTTCTTCTACTGGCGTTGTTGCTAAAAATGTTTTTGCTCCAATGTATACTTTAATACTTTTATTGCATTCAGGACACTTATAAGTATTTTCTTCATTTAATACAATAGGTACGAGTACTTTATGATTGCAATTTTCATCCGGGCATATACAATTAAGACCTTGTTTAGAAAACTCCTTTATTCTTTCATTTTGTATTAGTTCAAACTCTATCTCAGCCCTTTGTGTTTTCCAATTGTTAAAAAGATTCCAAATTAATATTTGAGCAATAAAGGATAAGCCAAAAACTGGTAAGAAAGATACATTTAATAGGAATAAACAACCCGCAATAAATGCACTAACTGTAGAAAGAATTAGTATCGATTTAAAAATCGTCACAATATATTTTATGCAGATATCTAATTAAATCAAGCTTCTGTTTTACTACTTTGAAAAGGTTTACGTTGCACAATTACGTCTAGATTTTCTGTCATATTGTTTAAAATCTTTTTAATCTTTTCACAACGTTCAATAAACTTATCCAAATGTTTTGAAGCATCTTCACTCTCTGTTACAAGAGGGTTATCTTTAGTTTTTCTAGCTTTGGATTCTATATTATCAGCAGCAAGGAATAATGCCCCCATATCTTCAACGATATGCGTCATAGGGTAAGGGAGCTCTAACGGAGCTTTATTTGCATCATTTCTACCACTAGCTTGTAATAAATCACCTACCGTAACGTGAGAAGGCTTTTGCTCTCTTGTAGCAATACCTCTAACCCACTTATTGTACATTGCAATTTGATCTTCTAAAAGTAATTTATTACTTGACATATTATTATTTATAGGAGAGATTAAATAAATGTATGAGCTTTTTCAGTAAACGTTTTATAACACTACTTGAGCAAGATGAAAATGTTGAAATAACTGACACAGAAGCTATGGAGACCACTCTCGAGCCTGGTACAGAAGCAGATGATTTTGCAGTAGATGCACCTCAACAGTCAGCAGAAGATTTGACTAAAGCCAATAACGCTGCCCAATTGCAAGAATTGGCAAGTTGGGTTACTCAAATGGAAGAATTTACTAACTATTTGAACGGTGAAGGCGATTCTATTCAGTCTAAATTACACGATGCTAGTTGCGACACACTTTTTAACAAGATTGCTGGTGCTGAAACCAAAAAAATTGCAAGAGTTGCAATGGATTTGAGTTCTTTAGTAGAAAATCTTAAAGGTTATATGCATTCAGCTGATACCTAATAACGAATTTGAGATAAATTTACTAGTCCCTCTAAGCCTTTATACGAATTATCAGTGATAAACTTAGTAGGGACTTTTTCTATGTTCAAATTTATACACATATCATTAAAGTCTTTAAATTTTTCACCAAATTTCTTTGGCCATATAAAAACTTTATGACCTTTCTCTAACAATACTCGAGTTTTCTTCAAAGACGCACTATCTTGCCATTGAGAATCTAATGCAATAACCCGTTCATGGAATGGAAACCGTAAAATTTGCTGATTTTGTAATGCAGTAAACAAATTATCACTACTTTCATTAATACCAGCTACTGCAACTCCATTTTCTACAAAGAAAGCATCAATTGGACCTTCAATAATAAAAATTTGATCAATATCTTCCTTAATCTTATTAATATTAAACAAGCTTCTATCACTATTTACCTTTCCTAAGTATTTCGGTAAGTTAAATTTACGATTTTCAATGATAGTTCTGCTTTGATAAAAGATAATCTTACTGTTTGCATCATAGAAAGGTATAATAAGCCTATTTTTATGCGTTTTATCTTTGAGAGATACATATAAACCATTAGGTCTATTAATTGCTGTATCTAATTTACGTTTCTTAATGTAATTTAATGCTGTTTGAACTATAGGATTGGCTTTATAGTAACTAATTTGACCTTCATCAAATAAATTAATGCTATCTTCAGGTAATGAACTATTAAAAACCTTTTTAATAACATCATTTAAATTGATATCACTAATATCGTCAGGTATTAAGTCATAATCTTCAGCTTCTTTATATACTTCACTGACTGTCATATTAGATACTTCTACAATCCAGTTCATAGGACTAGAATGCCAACCACAATTATGACAATGCAGAAAATTATCAGTTGTTACATAAAATAGACGACGTTTCTTACCCCAAGACTTGCCTTCTCTACATATAGGACACCCTCCTTGGTATGTTTTAGCAAGTCTGTTGTACTTTGGCCGTCCAGCGTACTGATAAAATTTTTGTACGATGTATGCCTCAGGTAAAATCATATACCAAGGAGGATTATATACTATTTCTGCTTAGGTTCAATAGAAACAATACCTTTTCTAATAAAGGTACCGCTATTTGGGTCAATCCAATGAGCTTCAGTCACTACTTGACCGTTTCTTTCATAGGTATGTAACCTAGGATGCACTGGATTACCAGAAATAGGACTGGTAATCGGTACAGGTCGTACCATCTGCATGTTATTAATATTATTATTCATATCAAATATTTAATTTAGCTACAACTTCTTGTAGAGAATCGTTTAGTTTGA